CAATTATTAACACCAATGGTAATGATAAATACTATAAACTGTGCTGGCTTGGACTAGCACCCCCTGAAATGTGTGATCTTAAACACTACTATGATCACGTTAAACTATATTGTTATGGTGATGACAGTATAGCCTCAATTAAAAGAGAAGTTTTGCCCTGGTATAACCTTAAAACGATTTCCGAACACTTGGAGATTTATAATATTAAATTTACTATGGCTGACAAATCTGGCGAAATATTAGAATCAAAACCTCTAGAACAATGTACATTTTTAAAGAACGGTTTTAGAAGAGATGGTATGGTTTATCATGCCCTAATGGAAGAGAATACTTTGTATGAGATGGTGAATTGGATCAGAGATAGTGATGACGATTATTATGCCACCATAGTAAATGCGAACATGTCTCTAATGATGTGGTACCACTATGGAGTTGACAGATTCCAAATTGAGAGAGCAGCATTATATGAAGCTCTTGTTAAAGCAGGCAAGCAACGCGGTCTAGTTCCCCATTTATTAACTTATGATTACTTAGATGATTGTTTTAGAACAGATCGTGTCCCTGTTGCCGAAGGTACCACCGAAACAACACCAACACCACAAAACACACCACAACCCACACGCAGTATGCTAAGTCGTCTGTTAGGTAGCTCTACCATAGCAGAAGGTGAATTCGAAGATTTCTATACCGGAAAAGGTATTCGTCAATTTTATGATGATGATCGTGACTACAACTACGCACTTCTAGAAAATGATGAACAAGCTTATTCTTTTGTCAATGAACTGATGGAAATGTACGATTTTGAACCAGCTGAGGAGTGGTTTGCCAGTTTCTTTATGGCAGTCTACACTAAAGTTAAGGCTGTGTGCTATAACTACGATACCAACGTGTCTGTATCACATGTGGTTTTAGCAACTAAACATGGTCTACATGGACTAACGGCTCTTAATGTATCTTTATTTACTAAGGTCGCCAATTGGTTTAAATCTAATTTTCGATTTCCCACAACTGCGGTAGCTCAAGGTAATGGAGATCAAACAGCTGGAGAAGCTAATGCTGCTAATATCAAAGAAGAAACAACAATTGCTAATGCCGTAACTTTTATTGAAGAAAAACCCGCTGTTGATATTGATAAATCTGTATCTCTTAATTCAAATACTGATACCATGTTTGGTACTTGGAGTCTAAACCGCTTCTTTCAGAAACCGCAACGTGTTGGTACTTACAAATTTACCACTACACAATTACAAGGCGAAGTGCTTAAGATCGTACAATTACCTGATATCTTCTTTCAGATCGACCAATGGGCTAATATCGTTAATACATTTACTTTTATGCGATACAAACCTGTTATTCGAGTTCAACTAAACGGAAATAAATTTTGTGCTGGTAGACTTTTGGTATTTGGAATACCTTTTACAACAAGTTCAACTCCAATTTATCCTAGTGCCAACAAAAATATGACAGGTTATACCGCTTTTGATCATGCCTTTCTAGATGCTTCATCAAATGACACTTGTACACTCACGATGCCATGGGTATTTTGTAGAGAATGGATCAATCTTGCTACTCAAGCAAGATCTAATAGAACTGATATAGCCAACCTTTACACCCACAATACATCCGCTTCTGTCACTCAATATATGACACCTAATACACATAGTTTTAGAGTAATAGTATTCAATACCCTACAAGTTGGTACAGGAGCTCCCTCAGAAATTAATGTTAGTATATTTTTACATTTAGAGGAAATGGACATTTGTGTACCTTCGGTTTATAAAACAACCGCACAAGGAGGTTCACAATCATATGTCACCCAGAATATTAATAACTGGGAAAAAGTCGCAAGTCAAACACTACCAACGCAAATAGTGGGTGATAAATACGATTTTAAAGCCGATTTGAAAGTTAGCACTATGGATAAACCCAATTTTACTATCGGACCAGATTATTTTGTCCGTAGAGCTTTAGGTTATATGAGTCACGCAGTAAATATTGAACATTTAGAGCGCATGACCTTATATCCAAATGGGGTTTCCACAGCTAACGAAAGAGATTTCGGAACAAATATGGATGAGATGGACTTGAAGTATTTAACATCTAAATATACTTATTATAACACTGGATCGATCTCAACAACAAACGCAACAGGTACTGCACTTAAGTTTTATCCCATAACACCTTTTATTGCACCTAGCACGACCTTACAGCCAGGTCCACAAATTTTGCCTATTAATACAACTAATTGGTGCCCCCCAGGTACTCAACTTCAAATCCCACTAGTATCATACGTTAGTGCACCATTTAATTTTTGGG